GTTTACCAATTGATAGTAGGCATGGTATGGATGACATTAGGGTTTCTGAATGTATTAAGTTTATGAATTTAGAAATTAACAAGAAAGATGCACCTGATGGATATGGGGGTTGCTAGAGAAAAACAATTTTGATTGTTATACTAATTAGTTATCGGTTTTTAATTACGCAAAGTGGTGTTTCTAGCAATAGATGCACCACTTTTGTTTTATGGATAGTTTATAAATAAAAGAAATATAATGAAAAAACAATTAAAAGAATTAGAAATTAAAGATGCAATTTATTGCAAAGATTATGTTAGATATCCAACATCGGGTGCAAAGTATAGACACTATAAAGGTGGTTTATATAAAGTGATTGGTATTACTAAGCAGCATGATGATGAAACAATTTTGTTGGTTATATACAAGTCATTGACTTTTGGTACATTGCATAACAGACCATTAGCTGAATTCTTTGAAGAAATAATAGTTGAAGAAAAGTTTAGTAGTAATGGTAACATGGTTAAAGTTTACAGATTTTCATTTGTGAAATAACTTTGATTATATAGCATAGATGTATATATAATCATTGGTGTAAGTAAGTACACATATACTAAATAGAAAACAAAGCAAAATGGCAGAAGCAAAGAAGAAAGTAAAGAAGCGTAGAAATGCAGTTAAGACACCTGATGAAATAAAGAGTGTGGCAAGTGAAATACTAGCTGAAGCAGGACTGAACAACGGAAAGGCTGATACTAAGCTGACTATAACTAATCAGGAAGCGTATGACGAAGCAATTCGTATAAAAGAAGGACCGCTTTTTAATGAAAGAAAAATGGTGACAACAAGCCTTGGAAAGACATTTAGTTTAGGTGTGATGTCGCACCACTTTGCACAATACATAATGGATCTACCAGAGGAAGAACAAAACAAGCTTAAGATACTGAAAACCACTTACATGAAGTTGCTAACAAAAGCAAACAACTTGATGAAGAAGGCTTACGATTCACCTTATGTGAATGGAAAGGGTGAAATTAGTAGTGAGCACTTCAAAAACAAGCTAGATGTAAAGCGGTTGGAAATCATTGAGTTGTTTGGTAGAATGTTTAGTGTTCGTGAGGTGCATGAAATATGCCTGAAGGAATGGGGTTTAAAATGTAGTGCAAGTTTGATAGGAGAATACAGAGAAACCAACAAAGAAGAAATAGCGTTGCGAATAGAAGAACATAAGCGTACATTCAGCGACATACGTTTAGGGCATAAGCGTAGTAGACTTGAAGAGTTGAGTTACCTATATCAGAAGCGCAAACGTATTTATGAAATGACGCAAAAGGGTGAAGACCATAGGTTGCTACTAGAAACACTAAAGCAAATTAAAAGTGAAGCTGAGGGTGACCTAATTCGTATAGATGCCAACATAGACATGAACATACAGAACCAAATTAATGTACATTTACAGACAGAAGTGTTTCAGCATATAAGCATTAAGGAAATTGTATTGGCTAGGGTTGCAACTAGATTAGGGGCTTCAGTTCCAGAGTTCCTTTCAATAATGAACAAGGGGTATTATAACAACATGATACACAAACATGCTGACGAAATTGATTATGAGGAAATTAATACGTTTCCAAGTACAGAGGTGTACGATTTTGATAAAATAAACAGAATGCACCAAAAGAAAGAAGCTGAGGAACAAAACAAACCCAAAGAAGTTTTACAAATTAGTGCAAGTGATGCCGAAGCTAGTGACAGCATAAAGGAACTACTTATGAAGCGTATATTGGCACAGAAGCAAAGCATAAACACCAAGAAGAACACCTTACAAGGGTATTTTATAGATAAAGAAAATCAATAACACAATGGCGACCAAAGTACTACTAAAGATACAAAAGCAACTATTTGATATATGGGAGTTGCGAAGCATAGAAAAGCACGACGAGTACGACGATACGCTTGAGGACATGCAGTACTTCATAGTTTTAAATAAAACTAGCATTGGTACTAACTATACCCAAGTGAAGTTTAAATATCCTACAGCCGAATCTAGAGACGCTGAACTAGCAAGAATAGAGTTGCAGTTGGAAGATTACGAGGGTTGCATTATACTTAGATAGTTAAACTAATAAATAAAAACTGGGTGACTTTCTCAAGTCGCCGTTTCTTATGGATAGTAATAGTCATTAACAAAACATTAACAAGTTAATTCTAGGATAATAGCCTATCGTAATAGTATATTTGTATTGTAATTAAAACGTAACACAATGCAAACAAACAACAAATACAGAATAGCACTAAAAGCTGCAAGTGGTTCAGAAATTAAATTAATGCAAAGTAGCTTCCCTAGGGAGGTGGGTGACCTCATGGTAATTGAAAACAAGCCATACAATGTAATAGCTACATTTGCCGATGTTGCTGAACAAAACACATTTGTGAGGGCAATTAACCAAATAACAGCACAACATAACAGCATGGTAAGAAAAGAGCGCAAGATTGCTGAAGCAAGGTTGTGGGTTGATATAATGAAAACGAACCCAAGCCTATTAAAGCTACTTAAAGATTGTGCCGAAATTATAGCCTTAGAAAAACAATTAACCAACAAAAATTAATAGCCATGAAAGTAGTTAAGCCAATAACAGAAAGCTTTTCCCAATTGGTGAACTTTCTTACAACATTATAAACAATTTTTATGTGTGGGTAAAAGACGGAGTACCTACATTCACCAAATAAAAACTAAAGCAATGCATAACACAACAATAAAACAATTTGAAACAATAGCTAGACAAGAACTAGCAAAACACAACAAAGGTAAGCATGAAGATGACACACTTACATACCAAGAATGGCTGAGCGAAAATGCTACCGATTATGCCAATAGATACAGCATAACAATTGGACACGAAAGTGGTGCAATAATGTACACAGAAACCAATACCAATTTCAAGGGAAATGACATTTGCAGTTGTTGCGACGAACACTACGATGCTGAAAAGAATGCGGTTGGTAATAGAAGTGATGAACTTTGTGACGAGTGCTACTTTGCTGATGAACTGGAACTAGGCGATTTAAACGATTTTGGTTTCTTTGGTGATGAAACTGATGCACTAGGTAACAACTTTAGCGACGCCGATAGTGGGTTGTAATGCCTACAGCAACAAAGTATAAGCAAACAATTATAAACAAGCTAAAAACCGACTCAAAATGACAAATAGATATGTTTTAATGGTACTACTGAACTACGATGGCACTAAGTACCAGAAGTTTAGACCTACTCCAATGGTTGAGGAACATAAAACCATGAAAGAAGTAAAGCAAACCATGGAAACATTAACCGATGGTTGGAAGCATACTGAAGAAATATATGGGTACACCATTATTGATAAGGTAAAACGTACGAGGGATGTGAGTATATTTAATGCCGATGCCAATAGTACATACGACCATGTGAACAAGTTGGTGCTGAAACAGCACTTATCCACATTAACAAACTAATAAAAAGTTAAGCCTTGGACAATCAAACAATTGGTTATACATTTGTATTGTAATTAAAACAAAACAAAATGAAAAGCAATAATAGCACAACGACACAAGAAATGTTTGAAACAACAATTGCAAACCTTAAAAACAGCATAGCTGAAATTAAGCGTAAAATGCCAACAATTGAAGCCTACAAGGGTACTGAAAAGTATGTTTGTTATTACCCAGAAACTTACATTACAATAGGTGTAGATAACGAGGGTAAGGTAGCAATGCAAAACCAAATATTTCCACAGCAATTTAATGGACACACAGCTTCAAGGATTTGTAATGGTGTAAAAAATGGACATGGTCAACAACCTGAATGTATTGAAATTGTAAAATTTTACAAAGGTTACATTGGATGGATGCTTATTCAAATTGAAAGCCTACAAACCACATTGAATGAAATTTTAAGTTTACCAATAAACAAATAAGAGACATGACAACAATAACATTTGATGCCAAGAAGCACACATACAACAAAGAAACCAAAGTGTTTAGAGTAAGCGAGCGTGATGTGAAGTTTGACACTACCTATAGCATATTGAACCCAAGAACAAACAAAGAAATGAAGTTTGAGTTTACCCACAGCACAGGACCCGAATTTGAACCTGAAACAAGGTGGGTGTACAAAGGTGCTGAAGGTATAACTTTAGAGGTGTGCAACGATGCTAGAATGGCACAACAAGCTGAGCAAATGTACTTGGATGCAAAGCTACAAAGAGGTGGTGTGAATATTGCACCAATGCCAAATTTAAAGGGCAATCCAGCCTATGATTTAATGATGTAATTAAAAACTAAAGTATAATGAAAAAAACTGAAAACAAAATAAACGAAATTATTGAACAATGTTTACAAGGTAGTGAAAAATTCGTAGCCAATGCTAATAGGTGTCTATCAGATAAAGATAAGCCTGAAATGGTTAGAAATATTCTATGTAGCTTGAATACTGAAATTGCAGTAATTTATTCAACATTCGCTAAAGAGATGGTTAAATTAAAAGAAATTATTAAACAAGAAAAACAATAACATGATACAACAAAATTTTAAAGTAGGTATGATTTGCAAAGCAGACACCGAAGCAGTAAAGCAACAAAAAAGTTGGATGAGACACCTTGATGCACCACTAGTTGGAGGCGAGGTGGTTAAGGTACTAGGTATTGAAACCAAAGCTGATGAAACATACTTGCGAGTACAGCACAACAAAATGAGGAGTACTAGTACGTTTAATGCTAGATACTTTAAATTGCCAACATTGAAATCTAAGACGTTAACAAACGATTAACAAGTTAGTTCTTGGATAATCAAAAAAGCTTATTACCTTTGTATTGTAATTAAAAACAAACAAACATGCAAACAACAGCAAACAACAGCAAAAACATGGTTGACCTTCACCAACTAAAACAAGGGGATATAATTATTGCACAAGGTAGCAAATATGTGTTTATTGACTACAAACATGGTAGGGATATAATACATGTTACCATGAGTAGCGTTGGTAACAGCAAAGCGGTGTTCAATTTGAAAATTAGAAAAACCTACAAACATCACCACATAGGGGGTAACACAATGTTTGAAGTGGTTGGTAACAACATTGAAAAGGCAATTGAAAGCAAAGAAGTACTAGCTGAGTACCAAGAAAAAAAGCAAGAAAGGCAAGAAGCCAATGCAAAAGCAAACATGGAATTTATTAAGTATGATGCTGAAAGGGGTTGTTATTGCATAATGTTAGGTGATGGTACTAAAGTTTACGAGGGTGACCGAGTTAAGGTGCAATTTACCAATGGTACACAAGTTGGATACGTTGGTAAAATAGCTGGAACCAAAGAACTTAAATTTGGGTACAAATTCCAACAGCACAAACAAAACAGAATGCTAAATATTTCAATGATTTTAAACAAAGTAAATTAATAAGCCATGCAAAGCAATTACGATAAGTGGTTAACAACAGACCCAAACGAGGCACAAGATGCACATTATGAAGCCGTTGCCGACAAGTACAGCCAAGAGTTCTATGACCTAGCTGAAAAGCACAACTTCATTGGTAGCTTAGAGGAAACAAACCTAATTGATACACTAGGGGTAAATTGTAGTGTTGAACTCACAGCTGAAAAGGTTGAGCAGTTTTGCATATTAAACAAGCGGTTTGAACCAAGAAAACTAAAAGGACATGTGATTGGTGTAGGTGTAGTGAATATGGAAAGTGGTAATACATGCCATGACTGGAGCATTTACGAAAACAAGGGGTTACATGCATACCTGATGAGTGGTGGGTACTTACTATTTGGAACACAAAATTGCCTAAGAGTGGGTGACAGCGTGAAGCTATTTGGCAATGACAGCCAAAGAAGCTTGAGCAAGGAACATGAAGTGGTTGCAATTAGCGAATGCCACAAACCAATATTGATAAGTATGCTGAAAACAAATGGTTACGATTACACTCCAATAAAAGCTTTTAGAGCAAGGGCAAAGGGTAACAAGAAGCTGAGTACTAGCTACAGCATTAAAGGATTAGAAAACAACTAAAGATATGAAAAACATAACAAAGAATGAAAATGGCACTTATGCAGTACGAGTGCTGACAAAGAAAGGGGTACTGGAATACAACTACGATGGTTCTGATGCCAACATGGAAAGTGAAGCGGTTGCAAAGGTTATTATTGACAGCACCAAAGCTGAGGGTATAAAATACCTAGAAGAAGTGAAGCAAGTTGGTGGTGGTAAGCTTGATTTCAAGCAGTTCCGTAGTATTAGCCATATTGCTAGTGACATTAAAAAGGAGTGGAAGAAACCTCATTTTGGTGCTGAACCCTACATACAAGCAATGTTGGAACTAGACACCATAGACAACATGTACCACTACGACACAGCAAAGGACATATTGATACGTTTTTTGTGTAATGCCATGCATTTCAGAGGTGGCAATGCCAAAGCCTTAAAACAGGAACTTAAAGACATTTTAGAAACAACAAAATAAAGTACAATGAAAACTATATTACAAGCAATAAAAGAAAAACAAAGACAAGCACTTGAAGAAAGGCTAGAGTTGATGAAGCGTGACAAAGCTACAGCCATTCCAGTTATTATGGAATCACTTGAAGCTAGAATTGAACAATACAAGAAGGGTTTGGCAAAGTTTCCAGGCGAAACTAGGGGGTACTACAAAAAGTATTTACTTATGGATGCTACTGAGTATTGGACAACCAAAGTGAATGGTGAATATGAAATGTGTTTTAGAATACCTAGTGACAAGCCAAACGAGGAAAAGTATTTGCAAGTACAAAGGGAAACAAGGTTTAATAAATTGATGGTGAGCATACACTACAGCCTGACTAAAAACTACGATAATCATGAAGTTTGCTAAAGGTAATAAGCCATGGAACAAAGGTGTGAAGGGAATACACTTGAACCCTGAAACTGAATTCAAAGAGGGTGTTGCAGTAGGTGAAAATCACCCAAGCTGGAAAGGTGGGGTACAAATACCTAAGAGTGATTGTAAACATGTTTGGGAAGGTGTTGGTAAAAGAGCAAGGTTGCCACGAAAGATATGGGAACAACACAATGGCGAAATACCTAAAGGGAGTGTTATTATACACATAGATGGTGACCGATACAACGATAGCATTGATAACCTAGAGTGTATAACAAGGGCTGAATTACTAAAAAGAAACCGATATGAAAATGAAAATTGAAATTGAATTCTATTTTGATACCAACAATAAACTTTTGTTGACAAAAATGATGCACAATGGTGTGAAGCACATTACAGCCGATAACCGATTTCCAAATAGGTTTTCAAAGCAAAAAGAAAAAGATTGCCATTTTGTTATAAGTAAGCACACTAGCGAAAACGATTCAATGTATAGTGGTGTTAAGGCATTGGTTGAGCATGGAAGCTATAGGGTTGAAAAGCATACATTGGAATGCAATGTTCAATTCAATAGTGCAATGCAGTTTCATTATGTTATGCCTGAAAGTTTACCACAAACAATAATAGATACAATATGATAGTTGAATTGAATGAGTTGTACGAATTGCCGATTACCAAAGAATTTGGGAAGCGACTATTTGGTAAAACATACTTTTTGAACCATGCAGTAGTGAGCAAGAAACTTGAGGGCGAATTTATGGTTAAGTGGTTAATAGAATATGAATACAATGGTAGCATAGTGAAAGAAGAATTTGGTATAAAGCTTGATGGTACTATGTTTAGAAGAAGCAATTTCTTTAATCAAAATATAATGAAACACATGCCATGTTATAGAGCGTTACAAATATTAGAATACATAAACGAACAAATATAAAAACAAACACAATGGGAAAGTATTTAAACAAAGACCTGAAGGGCAATTCACTTCCAGCAGTTGGAAAGTATGGTAAATTGGTAGATAGTGGAGCAATACCAACTGATGCAACATTTAAACCGAACTTATGTTGTGTTGTAGAAAACGGACCATTTGATGCATGTGGGTGGGTATTTGATGAGCTTGAATTTGAAGCGTTTACAATGCCACATGACGCCAGACCTAAGCGTTGGCTGATTATTGAAGGAATTGAAAACCTAGTAGACAAAAGCTTTACTAATTGAAAACAAAATATTACCCAATGGAAAATAATATAGTGGTTTTACATAGAAGCATTAACTACAACAACAGCCATAATTTTAAAGCGAATACTGAACGTATATGCGAGCGATACAAGGTTGGTGTTGATGTTCTGGAGGTTGGTGTTACCAATTGGATAATATACCAAACTAGAGACTTTAAAATCGTCTTAGAGGGCAATATTGATGTGCTGAGGATCGTTGAGCAAATAATATAGAAAGTTAAACATAAAAACAACTAATATGCAATTGATTGACAGATTTTTAAAAGAAACAAATTCCTTTGTAGTAATTGCAATACCTACAGGAAGTGAAAAGCAACTTATAGAAGTGAAGCCTATAGAAAAAGAGTTTACATTGGAAGAGGTTAAAACAGCCTTAAAAATGAAAGAAAACGAATACGTTGAAATGGTTACATGCAACGAAGATTGGATGTTCTTATGCGACGAAGAGGGTAAACTTAAAGAACAGCCTATAAACTATGTAGCTACTGAAATATGGAACAAGTTTTGTATTGAAAGAAGTGGACATAAGAGCGGTGACTTCTTAGTTGGCAATGTAATATTCATGAAACGTAATTTACTTTCATAATGAAAACATATCCATTAGAAACAGCGATAGGGTTGATTGTATTAGCAGTTGTAATATATGCCATTAGAATAGTTTTTAAAGTAATAAAAGATTTGACTGAAAATGGGTAGATATTCAGAACCTTTGTTTGGTGCAATGGTGGATAAGAATGGTAAACTTAAAATGAGTTGCACTATTATACATGGAGACGATAATACATTAGGTAAGTTTGTTGATATTACAGATGAAAGGTATGCTAATTCTGGACTTGACGAACAAGGTGAAGGTTATTTATTTGAATGGAGTGAACTATTTGGCACTAGTACAAACCTAATAGGGTTGGATATAAAAGACATACGGAATGCAAACCTAGTTGAATCATTAGTTGAAGCATTTTTGAAAAGCAAAAACATAAAAATTGATTAAGACATTATATAAAAAAGACAGCAATGGTAAGTTGATGCAATGGACTATTGAAACCATTGGTAAAAGCTTCAGAACTTGCGATGGATATGTGGGTGGCAAAATTACCACGACATCACCAACTATTTGTACTAGTAAAAATGTTGGTAGAGTAAACGAAACGACACCTGAAGCGCAATGCATAATTGAAGCAAAAGCTAAAGTAGAAAAGAAAAAGAAGGAGCGTTGGTTGGACAGCATTGAAGAATGTGATTTTGTGTTTGATTACCCACTAGACCCGATGTTGGCTCGTGAATACAACAAAGCCATAAAAGTAATTGAAATCACTAGATACTTTGCATTACAGCCAAAGCTTGATGGCATACGTTGTACAGCCAAAAGAAGCAAACCTGGAATATACACTAGGGAAGGTAATAAAATTGTATCGTGTCCACATATTGAGGCAATGGTGGCTGACATATTTATGAATAACACATGGTTGGAAGCCATTGATGGTGAGTTGTACAATCACGAGTTTAAAGACAACTTTGATGAAATAGTAAGTATAGTTAGAACACAACTACCAACTGAAGAGGATTTACAAAAGTCTTACAAGTACATGCAGTATCATGTGTACGATTGTGTTACCAATAATATTGAAGATACATTTAAAGAAAGGTACGAATATTTTAGTAATGCAACTTTTGATAACTACAAAGGTGGGTACAGAATAAGTAAGCATTTAAGAATAGTGAAAACCAAATTTGTACAGAACCATGAACCACTAGTGCAAAGGATTTACGAAATGTTTTTGGAAGAAGGTTATGAAGGCATGATGTACCGAAATCCACTAAGCACATACCAAGAGGGTAAAAGAACCAAAGACCTAATAAAACGTAAAGAACACATTGACAAGGAGTTTATACTTATTGATGTACTTGAAGGTTTGGGCAATAGAGCAGGAATGGCAGGAAAGGTAGTATGTAAAATTGGACCACATACCTTTGAAGCCAACATAAAGGGCAAAAATAGATTCAATACAGCCTTTGAATGGTTTAAGGAACTACTTGTAAACAAACATAAATATATAGGCGAAATTGTGACCATACGTTACCAGAACCTGACACCAGACGGTAAGCCTAGATTTGGTAGAATGATAGCCATTAGGAACTACGAATAGGCATTAACATTTAATTAACAAGTTAATTCTAGGATAATCACTAATCACGTATTACATTTGTATTGTAATTAAAACTAAAAACAATGCAAACAGCGATTAACCACAGCGACGAAACCTTAAAACAAGCAGAAGCCATTTGTAGCGCAAACAGCGTTGACAATGGTATCTGCATGTACTTTGTAACATTGGGGCAAAGCAGTAATTCAAAAGATGTACGTTTTGTACTATACCGACTATCCTTGAAGCAAAATAGGTACATTGAACCTTTCAAATTTCAATGCATACTAGGTGACGACCTCATTGAGTCATGTATAAAAGCCAAGTCAATTGTGGGTACAAATCCGCTAGTTATTGACTTTGAGAGACAAAACAAAATTGCCAATTATGCCAAGTGGACACCAGAAGTTATTAGATTTGGAAAGCATTATGGGTTAAGTTTAAACGAGGTTCCTGAAAAATATGTGTGCTGGATTGCCAATGGTTGTTCAATATACAACGAGGATTACAAGTGTTGGGAAAGCAAATTTTTTGGTGGCGAGGAGTTTATGCAAACAGCTAGACAAGTAGCCGAGCGGTTGGGTTATGGTAAAACAATTGAATTGACACCAAACAACTTTAAGTTTTTTACCAATGAGCAGTACGAAAAGCATTTAGCAAAACAAGCTGAATTAGCACTACTAGTACATGACCATCACGAAACCAATGGTAAAAGGGTTACAAAGAAATTAACCATTATTAGAGTTGGTGGTTATGAATCGCAATTTGGTTATACGCAAATAGTTGCCTTTAAAGATGGGGAAAACAAGGTTTACACATACAAGGGTGGCTCGTTTCCAATTCAAGCCGTAGTGGGCAATACAAGAACCATTATGGGTACTATCAAGCATGGTGATTACAAAGGGCAAAAACAAACACTTTTACAAAGGGTAAAGGTGTTGCCCTATACATTTGAGGAATACAAAGTGTTACGTTTAGAGTACATGGGTAACAGACCTGAAAACGAAGCACTGGATATACTTTATAGTTTAGTTGGTGATAACAGCTTGTTTGACAAGTATGAAGCATTATTGGAAACAAAAATAGCATAAACACAATGACAAGAATAAATGTGGCAATTGCACCAAGAAAGCTAACAGACAGACATCTGTTAGCTGAGCATAGGGAAATTAAAAGAATACCGAATGCATTGGCTAAGTATGGTGTAAATTTGAACCTGAAAAATTTACCTAAGGAATTTACATTGGGTACTGGACATGTAAGGTTTTTCTACGATAAGGGTTTATACACATACAACAGATACATTGAAATTTACAAAGAATGTAAGCTAAGGAATTTTAATGTTGAATTTTATGGCGATGCATGGCATGTGTATAAAGATTATCCTAGTTTGTACAAAGATTATGCACCTACCGATAAAGATTTTGAAGCAATAAAAAAAAGGTTGGTAACGAAAGACAAACGATATATAGGATTGTTATAACATAAAACAAACAAAATGAGAACACAAGATTTTGACGTACAGCAATTAATAGATGATTTGCAAGGTACTTGCACAAGCATAAACGACCATTTGCCTGAAGGTATGGATGACATGGATTTAACAAGCGAAGACCATGACGTAATAGATAACCAAATATTTTTATGTGAAACTTGTGGATGGTGGTGTGAAATATCTGAACAAGATGAAGATGGTAATTGCCAAGATTGCCATGAAGCAAGTGAAGAAGACGAAGATGAGTAATTACCTAAAGCCTGAAAATTGCAACAAAGCAAAGTGTAAAACTTGCATGTTTAACTACAACGAGCATAGTGTGAGGTTGGGAAAGGAAAGAATGGAAGAAATTATTGGTTACTTATCAAAATTTGAAAGTAGTCATATTTGCCATACTACCAATAAGACATGTTATGGTGGTTTAGAATTACAAGCAAAGCTGATGCACCAAATGGGCGTCATAAAAGAACCAAGTGTAAACGAAATGATTAGTGAAGCAAATAGGATATTAAATGGGCAATAAAAGGCTGAGTAGTAGGACAACTTATTTTTCTTCAATTTTTGAATATACAAAAAGAAGGGATATAGCTAGTGCTAAAGCAAAAGCATTGAAGCCACTTATTACCACAGACACTAAAGCAAAAAGGGAATATGAAAAGCTTAGAAAGAGTTGCGATAACATGAATGCTAAACTATGTTCTTTAAGGAGAGCGGTTAAGCGTATGGACTTGATAAAGGAATACCTAGTTAAAGTTGATGCGGTGTTTACAGAAGTAAGTTCGTATAAGATGCTAAACAGCAATATGAGCAAGAGTGAAAGGAAGATGTTTAGTAAGATGTTTTGTAAGTGGTGTTTAGAGAATGGTGTTAATGGCTATTATGTTCGGGTTTATGTCGGTGCAAAGGGTTTATGGACAATTAGCCGAAATAGGAAAACAATAAGCAAATTGATAGCAAAGAACACTAATGAGCGGAGAGTTTGGTTGCAACTGAAGGAAGAACTATTAAATAGAGGGTTAAACAAATAAATTAAAACAAATATGGCAGATATAAAATGTTTATGTGTGAATGCTAAGAACAAGCCTAGTGAGATACCAATTGAAAAGTGGGTTGTTGAGATGGAGCAGTACAGCGTAATCTCCATGATTAGAGATAAGGATGGTAAGTTGGGTATACAAGTATCTGAAATAGATTTAGATGAAACTTGTAAGCCTTATGAAATGTTTGATATAAGAAGATTTGCATTCCGTGGGCAAGACATTACAGCATTGCAAGAATTAGGTCAAGTATGTAGTGAAATTGATTGGGATACTCCAATGTTGGAACAATTAAATTTACAAACAATAGAACAAAACTAATATGAAAAAAGGTACAAGAATGATATACGATACCCAAAATGATTATGATTTTTGTAAGTATGTGGAGAATTTTGATGAAGATTTTTCCATAGTTCAATTTACAAGTGGTGAAAACAATGGTAAGGAAATTAAGGTACTTACAGCACACTTGCATTTTGATAATCCTGGGAACGTGATGGCTATTTACAACAAATATAATACCGATGGCAACAAGTAATAAAAGGTTAATTAGAAAGAAGATGTTGGCACTATTGAAGGACGAATTGTTTACAATTGATACCGAATTGCTGAACCTGAAAACGAATGTAAACAATGCATTGGTTGAGGGGTTAAAGGTAAAAAATATAAACCTAGAAACCATTAAGGAAATAAGAGAAAAGGTGCAAGGATTACAAGGTTCTATAAATGATGTAAACAGGAGCATACATAGGTTTTCATTAAACAAAATTGATTATGGTTGGCATGTGTTGGTAGAAAAAGAAGAAGATGAGGATGGTGATATTGAAAACATTGTTACGTCCAAGCATTTTTTGGATAAGCATTTAAAGTAAAGATTGTTTAATATAAAAACGTAAATGCAAAATGAAAAGAATATTTTTAAACAAAAAAGATGGCAATTTCTATAGTTCTGATAACTACAACAGAAGCCAAGCCATATTCACACAACTTGAAGTAGTTTTAAATGAAGGTGACGAAAAAACCAAGTGTTTTGTGCCAACTGAAATACATGTAAGTAAAAGCGATATACCGAGCAATGATAGGATTGAACTTTTACCTAGTATAATTGTTTTAAACAATGGTGACGAATTAACATTGATGGTAAATTCTGAAGAAGAATTTAAGTACATTGATGAACATGGTGACGACAATTACAAATACGACAAAACTTTGTTTAGACAAGTTGCTGAAGTAAAGCATTTTATTAGCGGTGTAATGTTGAATGTAAGGGCAAATAAAAATGACTTTGAAATGTATTGTATATTTTCATCATACATTGCTAAACCTAAGTATAAAGAAGTTAAGGATGACATTGGTGGTGGCACTACTTTTCCACACTTCATAGCATTCATAGCACAAGATGGTGTTTTAGTTGATGGTGAAGCGTTTCATAGTGTAAACTTGTTAACACTTGCTGAAGATAAAGGCATGTACTTCAAAGGAAAAGAAATGTCACCTAGTTTAATATATTTTAAGCATGAAAAGAATGCAACTAAGTATGTTAGATTACATGAAACTAGATTTAGTTTAGTTCAGTTGGTTGCAATACTTAAAACATATACTTCACCCATTGGTAATCCAGTAGATTTACTAGCAAATGATGAGGAGTTGAATAATATGGTTAATAATTCAATTTTGTGTAAAAAAGCAATATTAGATAGTTTACAATTTAAACAATTATACAATGCCTAACAAAATAAAAATCATACAGGAAACTAATTTACAAAAGTTAGAAGATTCAGTAAATAACTACCTTAAAAGCATTGGCAATTCAGCAATTTATGGTACTCCACAATTACTTGAAAGCCAAGAAAGCTATACAATGTTCATTTGCCACTATGTTCCAGTTGAACCATTAGAAAAAGAAGTAGACTAAATGAAAAGAAACCACATAGTACTAGATTGTGAAACTGGAGGGTTAAGTTGTTTTGATAACCCAATTACAGAAATAGCCTTACAAGTCCTTAGCAATAAGGATTTGGAAGTTTTATACTCATACGAAACGTATGTTAAGCCATATCAGGATTTGGTTATAACAAAGGAAGCAATTGAAAAGACGCAAACTTCAATGACTGAAATTAATTATGGTGTTGATTACAAGGTGCTATTGAAGCAACTTATTACCACATTTGACAAGTACACAATAAGAACAAGCAAGTCTCAATATAAACCAATACTAGTTGCTCACAATGCTGATTTTGATGCTGGATTTTTAGAAGTGCTATTTGCCTACGATAACAAAGATTTATACGATTACATTGATAAGGTGTTGTTTTGCACACAAAGGGAAATGGAACGAATAGATGGATACATAGAGGACAAAAAAAGTAAACTAAGCTATACACTAGGTAATTGTTGCAATAGGATGGGTATTGAGCTTAAAAATGCTCATGGTGCTATGAATGATGTAATTGCCACAACGGAGTTATTTAATTGTATTGTGAATAAGATGCGTGGTGGCACTATTGACAATACTACAAAGCAAAAGCCTAAACAGACAAAAAAGGCTAGACAGTTTTTTGAATTTTAAAACTAAACAAATAAATATACAAAATGAAAATTAAAAATTTTACAAAGGAAGAAGTTTCCTTAAATGTGTTGCAAGTACTTGACCTATTTAAAAAGGAATTCATGGCATTGGAAAACAAGTTGTCGCTAGTGAACCGCTTGTATTTAAAGTCAAAGCAAGAGGTGGGTAATTTGTTATTTATTAATGGCGATGTGGTTGAAACATTGCTACAGCCTATTAGCAAAAAAGAATTGGTTACAAACCATTCTGTGTTGGAAACGAGTCAGGTATTGGGTGACATTGAATTTGACATGCCAATTGTTGATTTTATTGAAAATAGAATTGTAATTGGTGGCATTGAAAATAGTGACGATTTGATGTTGTTGTTTAGAATGTGCTTAAACAGCGATTCGTTCTTTGCGTTTTCCTTTAGCATGAATCAGTTTGCTGAATTGCAAAAATTTTATATTAAGGAAGGGAAGTTGGCTACAGCAACTAACTTTAAGGAAAAGGTAAAAGAAATTGACCCTAAGAAAACTATTTTTGTAGGTTGTGCAGACCCTACATTAATTGAAAAAATTACCAATTCATTTGGTGACGATATCTTTGTTGCAGTAATGTCACAGGACGTACTGAAAGCCAGTCTGGATTCATTGAATTATGAAAAGGTAAGCGAGGAGCATAGATTAGCAGTAGAAGCCATGCAAGTCAATGAGGAAAATAAGGCAAAGTCGTTGCAAGTAGCTAAAGAAATTTATGAGTATTATGGCGATAGTGGATGCTTTTCAATAGCTAACATAAAAGAATTTTATTTACACAATAAGAGGGGTAAATTTACCAATAAGCAAATTATTGAATTGTTTGACTTTTTGATTACAATGAACCGAATTACATGCGTGAACCCACATGAGGAAAAGTTACATAAGAGGTTGTTTGCAGTTACAATTGACGATGTTGATTTGCTGAAATCATTGAATGTAAAGCTTGATATTTTAAATAAGGAAATTGAAGCATTGCACGATTTGAGGGTAATGACAGAAGAAAACATTGAAGAATTGAGCCACAAAATACAAGCAGAAGCTGACTTGGAAATACCAAATGAAGGCGATGAAGCATTTGACGATAGCACTATAAGGGAAGTGAACCCTGCAAATGTTGAAGGCAGTGAAGAATTTAATGAAGCAAACGAACAAGAAAAACCAAGTGATTACATAAATGACAGAGGTCTATAATCATTCAAATGTAGGGGAAATACTTTCAAACCCATTCCGTTTCAATAGGGCAGAGTTTGATAAGTTAACCACTACAAATGAAGTAGTGAACGAAATTATTGAGGGCATGACGCCAGAAGCAGTTATCCAATTATTGGGTAATTGCGACGATAAAGGAATAGATGAATTCTTTAACACTTTAATAGATGAAACCTACAATATAATTTATGGTGATAAGGTAAAAATTATTACCAATAATTTGTTTGGACATCTTGATAAGGTTACAGAAAGTATTGAAGAAAGCCTTAGATGTGCAGACCTAAGTTACTTTGTAACTAGTGTAATGCCTGACTTTGAAGTCAATGCTCACCACATGGATTGGTTTAAAATTGCACAGAAGTACAAACGTACAGCCATATTAGCAAGTAGAGACCATGGAAAGTCGTATTGTTTTAGTAATGCAGTTCCAGCATGGCAGATGTACAGATACAAGCCAATTACTAGCAAACAGAGAATAAACAATAGAGGTTTTCTGTTTAGTTTTAGTATTACCCAAGCGGTGGACTTACTAACGATTCTAAAGGACAATATAGAGAGTAACGAGATACTAAGGACACGTTTATACAATAAAGAAAAGTGGGGTAAAACAGACATCACATGTGCCAATAGAGCAAGGTTGACAGTGAAAGGTTTTGGCTCTTCCGTAAGGGGTGCTCACCCATATTGGATTATAGTTGATGATGGGTTAAAAGATAACGTAATTTACAGCCTAGAACAGAGGAACAAAAGTATAAACTATTTCCATTCTGTAATTATGAACATGATTACACCAAACGGACAAGTTATAGTAGTTGGCACTCCGTTTCATGGTAGTGATTTGTATGGTGACTTAAAAAGCAAAGAGGGTTGGAAAGTGTTTGAATATCCAGGAATATACCCTAATGGTAATTTGTTGTGGGAGAACAGATGGTCGTTTAAGGGGTTAATGGAAAAAAGAGCGTCGCAAGGTAATTTAATTTTTAGTAGGGAAATACTATGCAGACCAATTACTAGTGATAGTAGTATATTTCCAATTGAAATTATGAACAATGCCATTCACAGAATGAGCGATGTTAAGCTAGTTAGGAATAGGGAAAGTTACCACATGAAATTTGATAGGGTTGTTGTTGGTGTTGACTTTGCGATTAGTAGTAGCGTTGGTGCTGACTTCACTGTGATTACCGTCTGGGGTATAGATAATACCGATAAAATGTGGTTAATGGAAGCCATAATGGAAAAGGGTATGACTTATGGACAACAAATAGCTACTCTAAAAAACATTAATGTTAACTTCCAGCCTGAGGTTATGGTTCTTGAAAACAATGTATTTCAGCAGATATATGTACAGCAAAGTGAACTAGAAGGACTTCCAGTAGTTGGTCATACGACTGGGATTGGTAAAAACGACCTTGAAAAAGGTTGGGCGGGATTGGCATTGTTATTTGAACGTGGGATGATAAAAATACCAACTGGAGACCAAAGAAGTAAAGACTTTGCCGATGCATTAATTATGCAATTTGGTAGCGTTGCATTCACCGACAAAGGTGGGTTGCAAAGTACAGATGGACACGATGATATCTGTAGTTCAACATGGTTGGGGAGCATAGCAGTTAAAAAGGTTGTGACTGGAGCGTTTAATTTTAACTTTATTTAGATTGATGTATTATTCAATTTAAAATTAAAAACATGAAAGAAAATATTCAAACGATTATGGCTTCACCATTAGGCTCTTTTATAAAGGGTTTTCTTGGAATAATATTGGCGATGTGGGTTGCAGAACTTTCCAATGGACATGACTTGTTTAGCATGGACATAGTTATGGTTAAGAAATTAATTGTAGCTGGAATTATACCAAACATACATATTCTAATCAATTGGTTGAATCCCGAGTACAAAGGGTATGGTGTTGGTAAAAATTTAGAAAGTTAGTAGTGTAAATTGCTAACAATGAATTTAAGCGACAAAACAATTTTAAGTGAAATGGAGAATGGTAATATTACTATTTCTCCATTTGACATGAAGTACCTGAACCCTAATAGTGTAGACCTTACATTAAATAAAATGTACAAGGTGCTAGACAAGAAGAATGCACACAAACTAAGTACTATTGAAAGGGAAAACCTTTATGCTAGTGTTAACTTATATACAGAAGAACAGCGTTGGGAAATGAACCCAAACATGTCAAATGCTGAAGTTGATGCCGAATTAGATAGAATAGGTTTCCCAAGTTACTATGTTGATTGCAAAAAGGAAAACAAGTTTATGGAATTTACAATGCCTGAAGATGGCATGATACTCGTTCCTGGAGAGTTGTACATTTATAGTTGTAATGAAGTAATAGGTTGCAAGAAGAATATAAGGGCTGGAGTAATGGGTAAAAGTAGCATGGGTAGACTTGGATTGTTTGTACATGTTACAGCAGGATTTGTAGATACTGGATTCCAAGGTAGTTTAGTATTGGAAATGGTTGCCACAATACCAATAAAGATTTACCCGAACCAAAAGATTTGCCAAATAGAATTCGTAAGAGTTGAGGGTGAATTCCTTGAAACATACGACCAAAAGGAAGGTAGTAAGTACATGAACCAAACTGGAGCGCAAGAATCAAAAATGCATAAAAATTTCTAAATGAAATACACATTAAAAGCAGTAAACAAAAGTAATTTGTTTACAGAAGATATTGAAGTACTTTGTGGCTCAATAGTTGTTGGTAAAATTTACAAGGACGTAAACAACGAAAAGCCAAAAAAGTATTCTTGTAAAATGGTTTTAAGTAATGATGCTTATTTAACTAAGATAGCATTTAGCAATGATTACGATTATTGCATGGTTTATATAAAGCAAAAATTTGAAGCATTTTTAAAGCAATTAAAAGAAAAAGATGAATAAGAAACTAATTTGGTTAATTGGTGGCATGGGAAGCGGTAAAAGTACACAGAGAAGATTATTGTGCAATGCATTTAGAGAAACCGAACCAAAGGAAATTAAAGGCAATTTGACCGATGATGCTGAGTATATGTTTACTAGCTTCGGTAAAACTATTAGTTGCATTGGCAAAGTTAAGCAAGAGCACAATGGCGACATAAGTATGTGCGATGGATTAGACAGCGTATTTGGTAGTCTTAAGAAATTGGGTGGGTTGCATAGCGTTGATGTTGCATTACAGCATAGTGACATAGTCGTATTGGAAGGAAGCCAAACATCACCTAGTTGGGGCGAGTTGTTAAAGAGTACAATAGAAAGATATGGTGCTGAATTCCATTTGGTACATTTGTATATGACTTACGAAGAAAACTTTAATAGAGTTAGGCAAAGGCAATACGATAAACTTAAAAAAGATGGTGGTGCAATGTTTATTAACGACCACAAAGAACATCACCTTACAGATAGGGTAATTGAGAGCCTAATTGGTAAATGTAGACAATTTAATAATTGCTACGATAAGTTATTTCCACTAACTTATATTAACAAGGTTAAAATCTTGTGTGGTAATAAAACCGAGGAAGAGGTGTTTGAAGATATAATACAAGGTTGCTTCGCAAACGATATTTAAGGATAATCTATTTGTTATTGTTTTGTTAATGGGAAGGTGTTTTCTTGGATAATCATGCTTCACATAGTACATTTGTATTGTAATTAAGAACAAAACAATGGCAAACTACATAAAAAGCAACAGAAACCAACAAAGTAGCTTAACAGCAAATTTAGTAAATGGTGTACAAGTGACACCTAAGAATAGACTTAAAAAAGTACCCATATCCGTTCAGGACATTATTAACAATAGTTTTGTTGGTAAAATGGTTACATGGGAATATCATGGTCAAAAATATGGTGGTGAGGTGCTAGAAGTACATGGCATGAACGCGACAGTTGACATGAATGGCATTAGCAAAATATGTCCTGGATTCAAACCTGTGAAAACCAAAAACATACATGTGTTACCACTTACAAGAATAGCACTAGTTGACTTCAGCACAAGATTCCCACAATTAAATTAAACCATAAAATATAAGAACATGAAAATGGAAATTATTAAACAAATGAACCCAAGACAAGCACGAGAAGCTTCAAGTTGTGCTAAAACTATGCTACAGCAAATTAAAGCGGTGGGGTGGAGTACCTTTAGTAGTTGGGGTACACATTCAATTCAATATGGCATGGCATTGAAAGAAAGAATGCAATGTCCGTTTGTGCAATTTTTAGTGAGCGGTTTTATACACAAGGGTTTAGTAAGGGTATTTTACCTTCCAGTCCCAGATGTGTACATGGTGCAATTACTAAAGAAGAAAAAAGGTGAAAATGGTAGAATGCATTGGGTTGAAGTAAAACAAATTGAGGAAGTGTATTGTGATACATTGGGTACAACAATTGATGAAAATGTTGAAACCACAAATGACAAGAGCGAACTTTATGGCAAACAAGTAACAAAATTTTTAAAGGAAACAAAAATATAAAAACCATGCAACAAGAACCAAAAGAGCTGATGGAACAGCCAATTACCAAACAAGACAAAATAAATTTGATAGCAATATTGCTGATAACCATAGCTATGCTGATAATAGATAGTTTGTAAAATTATTAAAAACAATTAAAATGATAACTAAAGGAACAAAAGTAAGTTTTAAAGACCGACAAGACACCTTAATGAAAGGGGTTGTTAAAAGGGTTACAATTGGTGGAGAAATTATTATTAATGGCGACGATGGTAGTAGGTACACTAGAACCAAAGAACAAGTAGTTGTTATTGGTGGTACTACAGACGACATTGATGGTGTTGATGCAATTGAACCAATTGATAGTGTGAAACAAAGTATTGTTAGTAGAAATGACAAGCTTAGAAAGCAATTTAACATTAACCAAAGATTTGACTACATGGCTCAGTTGGCTCGTATGGTAATTAACAATACAGCAGTAAGTTTGATAATAACTGGACAAGGTGGATTAGGTAAAACATTCACTGTCATGCAAGAGATTGCTAGAAAAAAGTTTACCAAACCACAAGATTTCATTGTAATTAAGGGTTACAGCACAGCAAGGGGGTTATTTAGAACCCTATATGAAAACAATGGTAAATTAATTGTATTTGATGATTGTGATGAGGTGCTGGAAGATAAGGTAGCTAAAAACATTTTGAAGAGTGCGTTGGACAGCTACGATACTAGGGAAGTAAGTTGGGTAATAAAGACACCTGATGAAAGTTTACCTGAATCGTTTGAATTCACTGGAAGGGTTATCTTTATTAGCAACAAAAGCCAAGACCACATTGAACAAGCAATTATAAGTAGAAGCCTGAACATTGACTTAACAATGACTAGCGAGGAAATAATAGAGCGTATGGAGTGGATAGTTGCCAATGCTAGGGGGTTTATGCCTACCTTTACAATGCAAACAAAATTAGATGCAATTGACATACTAAAAACAAACCTAGCCGACATAAGGGAGTTAAGTTTACGTTCTTTAGAAAAGGTGCTAAAAATACTTTCTGGAGATAAGGATTTACTTGATGTAAACGACCCTGACTACAAAGATTTAGATATGCATGAATTGTGTCGTTTTATGTTACTAAGCTAAAAATATGTTCAAAATAAATTCAATCATTAGGACTACTCAATACCCACACGAAAAAAGTTTGTGGAGGGTATTGGGTTTTCAAACAGCTACCACATTCGCACATGGCAAATATCAAATTCTGTATTGCGAAGCAATGGGTACTAAAAGAAACAAGGTTAATTTAATGAGTTTCAAATGCAAACCCTACAGCAAGAAAAATGATGAGGTTGATAAGATAAAAAATTTAGCGAAGGTTATGCTCAAAAGGGGCAATAATGAAATGGCAAAAAGATTATTAAACAAAATAAAAACCGAACAATGAAAACAGAACAAGTGGTAAAGGGTAAGATTATAATCAAGGCGGTAAACGAAAAGCAATCCATTATTGATTTAATGTCTTCTTCAAACAAGCTTAATTTTAGCATAAAAAATAAGGAAGACAATGAAATGGTAAACTATAGAATTTGCAAGGACACCAATGAGGGTTCCGAAAAGTTTTGGGTGTACCATGTTGATTTAAGTAAAGAAGTGGTTGTTGTTAATTTCTTAGGTAAGGTTTTGTTTTCTAAGAAGTACTACTCTTACAGCAATGACAAAGCCAAAGAAACTATATTGTCAAAGTGCAATTTAGTTTTAACGCAATTCTTTAAGGAATTATTTGGTGAGGTTGAATTAAGTAAGCGTTTTATACTTTTTGAACGTGAAAACATTGGTAATTTTTACATGCGTAATGTTGCCAAACTTGATGAAATTAAGAAAAAGTTTAAAGATGGTTTAATCAAATATGAAGAGGTTGGTGAGGTTGTTGAAAACAAAAATTCAAAATTAAAAACGTACAAATTTTATGAAAAAAAGGTTTCTTGATGATTTGCGGTTAAGTAAACAAAATCAACTTAGGTTAAGAAATGTGAATGCAATTATTGAGGATTATGCTTCACAAGGGTACAAGCTTACATTAAGGCAATTGTATTACCAATTGGTTACTAAGAATATCATTCCAAATAACGACAAAGAGTATGCCAAATTAAGCACTTTGTTGACGAAGGGTAGAATGGCTGGAGTGGTAGATTGGGATGCAATTGAAGACCGAATTAGAGTACCTAGACACACATACTACAATACTGGAATAGAAAATGCATTAGATGATGCGGTTAGTTCTTACAGATTAGATAGGATGCTTGAACAAGACAATTACATTGAGTTGTGGGTTGAAAAGGATGCATTGAGTAATGTGTTAAGCAAGAAAACCAAATACTACCATGTTAGATTAATGGTTAATCGTGGGTATAGTAGCACCACAGCAATTTACGATTCATTTAAAAGAATTAGCGATGCGTTAAATAGAGACCAAAAGGTTAATATATTGTATCTTGGAGACCATGACCCTAGTGGCTTAGACATGGTAAGGGATATTAGGGATAGGCTGAAAACTATGCTTATAGCCGATTACCCTGAAGACTTTGTTGAAAACATGCTTGAAGTACACCATATTGGTTTGACGCAAGAACAAATTAAACTACATGAACCTCCACCGAATCCAACTAAGGTACAAGACCCTAGAGCAGATTGGTATATAAATAATTTTGGAACTACATGTTGGGAGGTTGATGCATTAAACCCTAAAGTATTACATGAAGTAATTGATGAAAAGGTTGCACAATTGATTGACTTTGAAAGGTTTAACAATGTGTTGAAAAAGGAAACAATTGACAAGGATGTTCTTAAGGGTGTGCCAATGGTTAGAGAAAACTACCAAAATATACAACTAGCGTTTAAGAAAGAATTACCTAAAAAACCTAAGATTGGTGACTATAAAAAGTTACTTGAAGATATTGAAAAATTTATTTAGATTGTTAACTTAAAAAACAACAGAAAATGGCAACAGCTAAAAAGTACGTCATAACAGCGTACAACACCAAAACAAAACAAAAAGGTTGTGAAATGCAGAATGCAGTTATCACAAAAAACAAACTTGGACGCTACATGGCAAAGGGTGACGATGGTGAGGGTAATACCTTATGTATCTTCATGTCAGAAGCAAATGCTCGTTTAGCAGTTTCGCAAGGAACGGCAAAAGCAGATGGTTGGAAATAAAAGAACTTTAACCATTGAAATTGGGGGTGTGAAGATCGTCGCTCCCCCTTTTTGTGAATGTTACATGAAATATTAAACCATAAACAAACAATGAAAATAGAAGATAAAAGTTGGTACAAACACCTAAAGCCAGAAACAGAATTAGTTGATGAAGAAAACTTTTACAATTTTTACAGAACATTGCATGAGCGCAATGAAATTTGGATAAGGCGGTTTATAGATAAGCAAGAAAGACCATGGACTTCTGACAAAATACTTAGAGACTACAAATTTACGAATTCTTATCGGGAATTAGATCGTGCAAGTCAATGGTTGGTGAATAATGTACTAACAGACCATAGGTTGTCCCTAGAGGACTTAATTTTTAGGATAATGGTGTACAGATTTTTTAACCAACCATGTACATTTGATAAAAAGAAAAGTCCTTATGCAATTGTGTTACCACATTATGATAACTTTGACAAACAAGATTTGTGGGAGCAAGTTGTTACATATAGAGAAAAAGTTGACAATCCGTGGCATACAGCGTATCTAATGAATCCTGGAGCAAGTAAGCCAAATGGTTGGAACAAGCGTGGGTTATTTCGTGACGACATGTATGTAAACAATGTACTACAGCAAGTTCACGACAAGATACCTGAAATAGTTTTAATACTTAAAAAAGCTAAAAGACCTGAAGAAATAGTTGCAGTATTGGAAACCATTCTTGCTGTGAGTGGTTTTATGAGCCATGAATTTTATTTGGATTTTTGCTATTGTGCAAAGTATTGGAAACAGCCAATTATGAAATTCACTCAAAACGATTTTACAAACGTCGGTCCTGGATGCAGTACTGGATTAAGGATAATATTCCCTAGCTTAGAAAAGAAAAGGCAAGTTGAAGGTATACATTGGTTACTAGAACTCCTTCCAGAAGTTTATGAGCAATTAGGTTTAGAGTTTAGGTACATACATTGGAATAAGGAAGATGGATACCATGTAAATGAAAAGGTGAACAATTTGACATTACATACTATAGAGTTTTGGTTGTGTGAATACCAAAAGTATTGGAAAATGAATATAGGTGAGGGTAAGCAGAGGAGTAAATTTAAACCAAAAACAAAAATTGATTGATGTATTGTAAAAGTAAATTATAACAATGGCTTTAACAATAGTAGGTGATTCATTGAAAATAACAATTAATGGTGAAGAAAAATTTTACCCATTAATTGATTTAGACATAGTTTACGAACCGCATGTTAATGTTCAAGAAACGCAATGTGTTTCATACGAACCATTAGTTCTTGAAAGCTTTATGTCTGACTTTGGGGGTGTTCCAGAGAATGAACTTCAGATGAGCCAAAATTCAACTTTGAAGATATACCTTAAAAGGGTTAGTGAAAGAAGTTTACTTATACTTGAGCTTAACTACTTCACGGCTGAAATGTGCCAAATGGTTTCAAATTTTGGAACAACAATAGCATTAATTTATGAACAATTGATGATTGAAATTCAAGAGGGGCTGGAAACACAACCTTATGAATTGAAATATGTATATATTGATGAAAGTGAGGTAGATAATAGAAATGTGTATATAGATTGGGATGGTTACGATGTTGCAGTTATTCCAATTTTAGATAAAGATCATCTAACTTCTTTAGATATAACTTACGATTTTTCTATACCAAAGAAAGATAAAGTTAGACAAATAATTTTATCAATGGACGATTTAACAACATTGATTTTCAACGAAATATATAGTGATAATTTTTCTGAACAAGTTTACCGAAATTCAAATTTGGCTAACGGAACAGATATTACGCCAATAAAATATCAGTCTGGCAGGAAATGTTTTTCAAAAGTGACATTTACGGAATTTAATGATGGTGTAAGTGATGCCTCTTTCTTTATTAAAGAAGTTAAAAATTATATGGAATAAAATGAAAATAGAAAAAGATAAAAGTAGAGAAAATGTTGATTTAAAAAGCCACTCTATAGATTTGGTTTTTGAAAACGAAAATAAACCATTGCCTTATAGTAATGAATTGCTTAAAAAATTAAACATACCTAGTAATGATAAAAAATCAACAAGAAGCAAGGATAGCCGAGCAAATAGTTAAGGGTTTCTATAAGGATAACGATTTCAATAGAAAGCACAATCTAGTTGGTAAAAGATATGGTAGGGATAAACATGCTGAAGTTAGCCATGCTGAACGAATAAAGCTAAATGAGGATACTACAAAGGATAGGCATTTTAATAGAAAAGAATGGCGTTATTCAGCTAGTAGGCAAAAACTACATGAAGAAATTGTAATGGATAATTTTTACAATTACCCTAGTCAAGAAAAACCAACATGTGTTATCGTTGTTGGTGGCGGTGGAAGCGGTAAGAGCCACATATACAATACAAAAGTTAAGCCAAATTTACCCGACGCTGATAGCTATGCATACCTAAACAACGACGACATAAAGGAAATGTTACCTGAAAGTCACGAGTTTAGAAAAATTGATGCAAAAAGTACAGCAAATAGATTACATGAAGAGAGTGCTGATATTACACGATTGTCGCTTGATTTTCTTACCCACAATAAAAAGAATTTTGTTTTAGATGCTACATTTAGCAACTACTCTTCAGCAGTACCTAAGATAGAAAAAATGATTAAACAAGGGTACAAAATAAAATTAATTGGTGTAACAGCTAACAGACAAGTGGTTGAACAAAGTGTGAAAGACAGATACGAAAGAAGTGGTAGATATGTACCAATTAGTATTGCACTAGGGGCGCAAGATGGTGCAAGACACACATTACATAATTTCATTAAGAACCATAGTGACAAATTTGAAGATATACAAGTGTATAACAACGATGGGTTACTAGAAAAGAAAGACCCAATACATGTGTACGACAATGGCGAGATTAAGCATATAAAATATCACCAAATAAAAAGGTATTTTAGAGGCTACGATTAAGAGTTATTAATTTACATTAACTAGTTAATGTAAAAGAAAATGGCTAAACGAATCGCAGAGCAATTGGCTTCCATAGAAAGGGCTGAAAGCTTAATACAAATAAAGAAAAACAAATTGCTTGAAAAGGGTATTACTAGCAACAATCCCTCAGACATTCTTACAGCTAAAACAATGCTTGAAAACATTGAGGATAAGAATGAAATTAAGCACAAATCCTATATAATTGACCCAAATGATTTCAATTCATTTCTAGGGTATAAAAACAAAACATATAGTTTAAGCTACAACATGTCCAGAAGGATAAGTTATTCAGTTCCAATTATTAGAGCAATTATAGGAACAAGAATAGACCAAGTTGCTTCCTTTTGTGAACCACAAAGTGATAAGTATTCTACTGGATTTGTGATTAGGAAAAAGAAAAAATACTTTGAATCAGAGAGCGACAGTACTCCGACAAAAGAAGACCAAGCCAAAATACAAAAGTACACAGAATTTATATTGAATTGTGGCGAAGGTAGTAATTTCCAATTTGATGATTTTGATACCTTTGTTCGTAAGTTTATAAACGATTGCCTTACATACGACCAAGGAACATTTGAGGTCGTTAGAAACCGACGTGGTGCTCCAGCTAATTTCTTTGCAACAGATAGTAGCACAATGAGATTAACCGACAATATTGAGGACAATAGTTCGTTTTACGATAACAATGGCTTACAAGTTGCTAGGTTTGGTGACAATAAGAAAATAAAAGGGTATAAAACCGAATATTGCCAATTAAAAGATGGGGTAATTGTAGCTGAGTATTATCCGTGGGAATTGTGTTTTGGCATAAGGAATCCAACTACAAATATTTATGCGAATGGTTATGGTGTAAGTGAAATTGAGGTTTTGATGAATACTATAACAAGTATGTTGTGGGGCGATGAATACAATAGGCGTTTCTTCAGTCAAGGCTCAGCACCAAAGGGTTTCATAAAAATAAAATCAGGTACGAACATAAACAATGGAAGGGTTTCTGAGTTTAAACAACAATGGCAATCAATGATGTCTGGTGTTTATAATAGTTGGAAGACTCCAGTTTTAGAAGGTGATATTGATTGGGTTGATTTACAGCACAACAATAGGGATATGGAATTTAGCAATTGGCAAGAATACCTTATCAAAATTAGTTGTGGTATTTACAGAATTGACCCTGCTGAAATTAATTTTCCATTGTCTGGTAGTTCAGACCAAAAGCCAATGTTTGAAGGGAACAATGAAGCTAGGTTAAAACATAGTAAGGATAAGGGTTTATATCCACTACTTAAATTTCTGCAAAGGAAATTAAATAAGTATGTAATGCAACAAATTGACCCCGAATTTGAATTGGTATTTTGTGGCATGGATGGTGTAAACATTGCCGATGAATTGGATAATGATATTAAGATGCTAGGTAATTTCATGACAATAGATGAAATTAGAATTAGGAGAGGTTTGAAACCACTAGGCGAAGATAAGGGTGGTAGTATAGTATGTAATAGTATCTGGTTACAGAACCACAATATGGAAGAGCAAAATAAAAAGGAAGAAGAGCAACAACAGCAACAACAGCAAGGTGGTGAACAAGAACAGGAGCCAGAATACGACGAAAGCGAGTTACCACAAAATGAGGAAGACCCTTTTGAAAAAGCATTAAACACTTACATGAAAACATTATCTTAGTATGGAAAAATTTATTGACGAACTATTTGGAAATTTTAAGTTGCAATTTCTATTTTTTATATTCATAACAATATTCATTATTGTCTTTGTTTACTATGTGTTTAAATACAGAACACAGATAAAAAACATATTCCTATTTTTTGATAAGATTGGGGAAGTTGAGTTAGACCAAAAGAAAATTATTGATAACCAAGAACTTTTAATGCAACAGCATAAGGTTATTACTGAAAATGTTGATAAGATAGCAAAGGAAGCGATACCAAATGGTTCAAATACTTTAAGGAAAACAAACGATAGCATATTTAAAATTGAAAAGTTGGTAGAGGAAATATGCCATAGGTTGGATTCAAGATTTGAAATAGACAAGTTTCCACTATTTGAATGTGATTCAGATGGGTTATGTGTGAATGCTAATTCTGCATTGTGTGATTTGTTTGGTGTTTCTAAGGATAGGATATTTGGTTTGGGTTGGACAACCTTTATTCACCAAAGAGATGTTGATGTGGCAATTAAAAATTGGAATAGGGCGGTACATAATAAACATACCGAATTGGTAGACTCTTACAGAATAATTAATTACAAAACGAATGAAACTATTCCAGTAACTTACAAAGCTATTTTCAAACACAATTCAGATGGAACTTTAAAAAGTGTATTGGGTACAATTTGGAAAACTAAGACAGTTAATACCAAAAGAGAAGAGGATATTAAATGTTTACTTGAAATGGTTGACAAATTTAAAAAGACAAAAGTGGGTAGAGATTTCTTAGAAGAAATAGAAAATGGAAAATAAAAAACGCAAAAATATAATTAACAAGGAAGAGCCTGAATTTTTGGCACAAAAGCAATACGAAAAAGTTTTCAAAAAAGACTATAATAAAATGTTGGTTGCTATGAATCTTAATATACTAAAAGAATTGAGTAATGATACTAAACAATAAGCAATTAAACAATATATTTAGTATAATAGATAAATTCCATTCTATATTCATTTCTACCCATTTGGGTACAAACTATTTAAGCGATGAACAGAAGTTCAATTTAAAAAATGCTGGAATAGATTTAAGTACTTTTACTAAGGCTGAAATAGTTGATAATGCATTCAAGTTTGGTATGCTAAGTAATATGTTGCAATCTGTAAAAAATAGTGCCAAGTTAACCTATAAGAAATTCCTTAAATTTTTAGAATTAAATAATTTACCGCTTACAGCTGATGAGCAATTTGCATTGGATTCGGTTAAACAGCAATGTTATGGCGACATCACTGGATTAGGCAACAAGGTTAAACAAGACATGAACAACATTGTAATTAAACATAGTAATGCTCAAAAATTTAAAATGGATGCTAGTATTAATAGGTTGGCAAGTGAAGCAGTAGCTAAAAGGCAAACATTGAATAAGTTGTCTAGCGAACTAGGGCATTTAACAAAGGATTGGAGTAGGGATTTTGATAGGATAAGCGATTACATAATGCATTCGGCATACCAACATGGTAGGGCGCAAAATTTGCTTAAAAATTATGGTGATGATGTTGAGGTTTACTTCACAGTCTATCCTAAGGCATGTAAACATTGTATTAGGTTGTATTTGACTGGCGATATAGGTAGTGAACCAATTGTGTTTAAGTTAACCGATGTTTTATCAAATGGCAATAACATAGGTGTTAAAAGTATTGACTGGAAACCTAGTGTTAATCCAATTCATCCATGGTGTAGATGTACTTTAACTATTAAGCCTAAAGATAGTATTTGGGATGGTGCTTCACAACGATATGTGTTGGTTAGAAATACACATAATGTCAAAAGGAAAAGCAAGGTTGCAGTTAAGGTGAGTTATGAATAACAATGTAAAAAAGTAAAAGAAAATGGTAAAAAAGAGTAAAATAGTTGAACAACAAAGGGAAAATAAAGGGTATTACGAATACGAAAACATGTTGTGCAATGCTAACATTAGACTTTCCAAATTTAAGTTCTTTGAAAACGATTTAAAGTCGTCGTTAAAGGAATTAAACCACTTGTTTAGCTTAATGGTTGATGGAAAGCCAATAATTAACAATGAGACCCTAATAAGCCTAAAAGTTGGTACTGAAATTGCACACCAAATGAAGTTGATCGATTTGCGTAATTTTATTATAAGTAAGATAAAAGAAAAGGGTGAATCTAATTACTTAAAAATAACCAATCTTAAAATAGTTAGTAATGCAAATCCTTTTGATTGTACACTAACAAAATCGCTAGGTATTACAGCACTTACAGCCGATTTCTTAATTGAAAATGAGTTGCTAGGTGTTGACACATACAATGCATTGGAAAAGGGTTTTATTGAGGAAGCTACCGACTATTGGAATGTTGATATTGAAAAAGCGGTAAAGAATTTAGCAAAGTACAAAGCTGTAAGAAAATTGGTTTATCGTAATGGTAAAACCTTTGTTGTTACCTACTATGTGAATCCAATAACCCAATTGCCAGAAGAGCAAGATAGCATAGAATTGAATGACGATAAGAACATACATGCCATTGCAATAAGCGGTTTGGCAGTAGGTGATGAAATTGAGGATAAAAATGGTGCAAAAGCTGTAGTTAGACGTTTTGAAAAAGATGGTAGTATAAGATTAGATTATGGTTCTGGAATAAAAACAACAATGTCTTTTTCAAACTTTGCTAAAAAGGTTAAGAATGGTGATTTAATTATTTCAGCACATAAGAATGTTCAAATAAAGAATACCAATGCCACACCGACAAGTTTGGCTGACTTAACCCACATATCTTCATTGGGTGGTAGTACTGGAGCTGAACTTACAGAAGATGAAAATGGTGTAAAATGGGTTGTTAAGCGTGGTGGTGGAAAACAAGCTAGTGAACAATGTGCTAACGAAGCACTAGCAAACCAAATATACGAAACATTGGGTTTAAATGCTCCTAAAAGTACCATTATTACAGATAAGGGTGATAAGGTATTGGTAAGTGGTTTTGTGGAAAATTTGCAGGATATAAACAGCATAAGCGGAACAGCACAATTCACAAACACTAAGGTATTGCTACAATCAACATTTGTTGCACATGCATTACTAGGCAATTTGGATATAGTTGAAAACGACAATACTAAGGTTGATGTAAATGGTAACATATTCTTTTTAGATAATGGTGGCTCACTATTGTACAGAGCACAAGGTGGTCCAAAGAATTTTGATAAAAGCTGTAGTGAACTAAGTTCAATGCTATCATTTACTAGCAATCAAACTAAGTGGTTTGGTAATTTAACTAAGGGCGATATAGCAATGCAAATTGAAAATTTGATATTGCCAAAAAAGGATGAAGTTTTGAAAACAATAAGTAATGCAAGTTATTTAGACAAGGCTCAACAAAAAGAACTTCTAGACACTATGACTGGAAGGTTTGATAGCCTTGAAAAGTTTTTAGATAATTACAAATTGAATACCAAGAATAAAAATAGTCCAATTAAATATGACGATGCAAAAGATACATTGGATTCAATTACACTTGCAAATAGTAAAAAGAATGATTACAAAGTTATAGACGACTATGAAAAAATATTGGATGATGTAAACGATTACATTAAAAATAAAAATGGTGGAAAAAGCAAAAACGATACAATTGGTTTTGTCAATGCTAATTTCATGTGTAAGGCTAGGGGTTTTGATGGTAAACCAACTATATTGTCAGATGTTGATTTTAATAAGTTGTTTATTAAGTCTAAGTCTCAAAAGGGAGCCAATTTGCTATACAGGACAGTAGGTGCTGGACATGAGGATAGTTTGGTTGATAGAACAGAATTCTATACTGGAGGAGTTGGGCAATCAGCTTATGGTGCTGGATTGTACTTTGCAAATGAAACTAATAGTTTAAATAATTTCACCACACCTCCACCTCCACCTAGAACAAATGATTTAAGCGATAGTAAGGGGTATGGCGATTTAACGCATGTGGTAATGACAGCACCAAATTTCAAATGGGGTGATTTAGACAGCATTAGAAGTGAGATGCGTAACTTCCTAAACAACACTATAGTTAATCCAAAATTTGATAAGGCAAAGGATGCGTTTGACAAAGCAACACAAGCTTTGAAGGACCACACTAAAAATTTCCATATAAACTTTGCAAAAACTAGAAACCATGCCCAAGAGGTTGCAGTTAAGGCAATGGAAATTCATGCCAAAAGGGATTGGGGTGAACACCATGTAACTGAATTAGCCGACATACTTAACAAATTTGGAAATGGGGCAAGTGGTAAGCAAATCGGTCAAACAATTAGGCTACAACTACCAAAAAATGCTGATGGTAGCAAGGGTGAGCATTACGATTATGTTTTAACTGGAGCAGGGAACACCAATGGTAAAAGCTACAATACCAATGTAAAGACGTTGTTTAATAAAATTTACGACGAATACAGCGTTCCATTCCAAGCCGAACTAACAAAAGCCGACATGCATTCAGACAAGCAGTTTATACAGCTTAGTTCAGATGCAATGGAAGCGCAAGATGAATTAAACAAACATCCACATACTATTCCAAATCCAAACTTAACAAAAAGCGATAAGGCTTTGATGGAATTAATAAAGAAAGATCAAAGCGGAGATAGTGCTGGAATATATGCCATACATAAAGGTTATGATGGTGTAACAACTAGTGCTGGAAACTACCGAGTGATTTACAATAGAACAAAATTGATTATTAACGAAAAATTATTTTAAAATGAGATTTGCATACATACCAGAATACCATTGCAGTTTAGATAAAATTAATAGTGGATACATTATTCATGGACAATTTGATTTAGAAGATGATTATGTTAGGAATGAAAATGTTGATGAAAGATTAGCCAAAGTAAAGAAGCTAGTATTTGATGACAATTACGAACCTTTGTATGAAAATTGGCATAGCTTACATTTTCCATTGTTACATAATGTATCATTTGGTGGTGTGCATAGTAAATGCAGTAAGTTTGATGATTTACCAAATGAAGTTTTGCAAATGGCAGTTAAGGCTGAAAAGCATTTATTTGTAGATGTTAAATTTGAAAAGTATGTTGAATCTTTAGGTTTAGTACCTTCAGAATTGGATACAATAAATAAATTAAATTTAGTTGAAAACTTTAAATTCTTTAATGGTATTTAGAGTTCTAATTTTTGATTTATAATATTCACATGGCTGACAAAAAATTTAGATTCTGGTTTCCAATTGACGAAATGAAAAAAGGAACCGACGAATCTGGTGAAGTGGAAATGAAGTTCGGCGGTTATGCAAGTACAATGCGAAAAGACGTTGATGGTGAAAACCTTGACCCTAGTGGGTTTGATTTAAGTTATTTCAACGAGCGTGGTATTGTTAATTGGAATCATGGTAAGACACCTGAAACAATAATAGGTGAACCCATTGAAGCTAAAATAATTGGTAAAAAATTATGGGTTTCAACTAAACTTTATAACAGAAGTGAGTTGGCAAAAGGTGTTTATGCATTAGGTGAAACACTTGAACAAAGCGGTGCAACTAGAAGACTAGGATATAGCATTGAGGGTATTGTTACAGAGAGAGACCCAAATAATCCAACTAAGGTTAAAAAAGCTATGATTACCAATATGGCTATTACCTTAAACCCTAAAAATCCTGACAGCATTATAGATATAATTAAAGGCACATTTAACGAGTTTGATGATAGCGTTGACACTAGTGCCGACGAACTACTAAAACAAGTCTCTAATGGTGGAGCAAATGGTGGTACACAATACATTATTGACATTACAAGACCAGATGGGTGTAGAGTAGTTGTAGATAAGGACTATCAAATAAAAATTACCAAAGCACTTGATACCATAAATGGTAAGCCATTAATTAAGGAAGACTTGGATAACAAATTGGTTGATTTAAACAAAGTTTCAAGCAAAAAAGATTATTTGAGTAAGGCACAAATAATGGAAAAAATATTTTCAAAATTTGGAGTTATAGATTTACTGAACGCAAACAAAATTTTCAATAAAATAAATAGTACAATGAAAAAAAATCAAAAAAATTCAGAATTGGCAAACATTACTGAAGAAGTGTTGGAAAAAGCACTAGGTAAAATGTCTGACTCATTGAGTGACGATATTTTAAACAAAAATATGAAAAATGATGAAGCTGAAGAAGAAGTTGATCCGAATGATGCAATTGAAACTGATGAAAACGAGGAAGAAGAATATGAGGAAAAACCAAAGCCAAAAGCTAAGGCGAAGCCAAAAGCAAAACCTGAAATGAATGACAACATGGAAAAGGGAAGCTTGAGTGAATCATTGGCAATTGTACTTAAAGGTTTGAACGACAAAATTAACAAGTTTAATGAGAAGTTTGATGCATTGGAAAAAAGCTTAGATAGCCAAGCTGAATTGCTTAACGAAATTGCTGATTCCGCTCCTGCTCCTAAAAGTATTACCAAAAGCAATTCCAAGCCATTGGGTCGTTCTTTTGAAAAAGGTATTGAGGATGAATTTGAAAAAGGTGTTAATGGTGAAGAAAGTGAAAAAACGCTATCTGTTTCAAAACAGAAAGGTGCGGTGCTTTCAGTACTTGACAATTTAGCATTTGGGGCAAAGGGTTTCAATCCAACGATTGCAAAGGCTATGACAACATTTGAAAGTTCTGGTACATTGGAAAAAGCAATCGTTGACGAAATCAAAACTTCAACTGGAATTCAACTAGTTAATTAATAAACAAATTTTTAAATAAACAATTCAATTATAAACAAAATGGTAGATTTACAAAACTACAATTCTGGTGCTGACAATCAAGTTATGTTTGGAGGAAATGCCACAATGCAAGAGGTTGATAACCTTAACAAAGCGTTGGAAGCACAAAACCTCACAGGTCGCGAGACTACTAACTTGACCACAACATCAGGTGCTCCGCTTAAAGTGGAAAGTCTCGACAAGACTTTGAAAGTATTGACATACACAGAAAAAGAGTTAACGCTCTGGTCTAGAATCAAAAAGACTCCTGCCTATAATACGGTTGAAGAGTATAACCAATTAGTATCTTATGGTGCTGATAGAGGTGGTTTTAACCGAGAGGGTGAACTTCCAGTTGAAGAGGACAGCACTTATGTTCGTAGAGCTCAGTTGGTTAAATTCTTAGGTGTTACCAAATCGGTTACACATCCTATGACTTTAGTAAAT